GACCAGATACCCTGTGGTGCTGCTGATGGTTTTCATGCCTGCCTCGCCGGGCCGTGCCTTGTCTTGTGATGTCTCGCCGCGTCATTGAATCAATGGCCGCTGTTCTTGCTTGTCCTCTGTCTTGATCCACCGCAAAACGCCGACTTGCTTGTTTTCTCGAACGGCGTTCCACGCTTTGATCGTGATGACAAGGAGTTCTTCGCGCGACAACGTTTTCTTCTTCGCCATGCGGTCAGAGATCAACCTCTGCTGCAATTTTCCGACGGGCTGAAAGATGTTCGATCCGTCGTTCAGGTCGCGAAAAAAAGATTCGGCGAGCACCTCGTTTTTGCGCGAAAACACAACCCAAAGCGCAGTAATGATTCCAGATGGAATGAGCTTGTTTGCCATCGACAATCCGCGACTTTTTGAGGCGATTTCCTCGAGTTCCGGATACCTCGCCATCACTTCCTCGAGAACGCCAGTTGTTGCGTCACCGCCGCCACCCGCCGCGCTATTGCCCGTTTCTAGGCACCAAAGTATCCTCGCGGCTGCCGCTACGTTGTGGGCATTCTTGGTGCCGGCAATGTTGAGAATCTGGCCAAACGAACGGATCATTCCGCGATCTACTGTGTCGAATACGTCGGAATCAACGTCATGGACGACAACTGACACAAATGGCGTTTTTGCTTCAACGCAAGCCTGCAATCGATGCTGTCCGTCGATCAGGCGGTCGCCATTCAGCTTGATTGTCTCGCCGTTCAGCTTCCATCTGCCCTCAAGCATGTCGCCGGCATATTTGTGGACGGTGTTTTTTCTGACCGGCCTGTTTTTTGTGTTGAGCGCAAGCCATTTCGACGCCAGTTCTGGCGTTATCACCACTGTCTCGATTTTCATGCTTCCCCCCGCTGCCTTTTCGTCGCCAGCACCGTGATCGACCGCACGGGCAGCTTGCAGCCGACATCGCGCGCGGCCCGCAACCCAGCGTCTATCGCCTGCACCAGGCCATCGCCGCTGAACCATCCCGTAAACGGGACCGCCTTCGGCTGCGACCACTCAAAGATAAGTTGGTAGCTGGCGATGTTTCCGCCTGCCGTGGAGCGGTTCATGCGCCACCCGCCATGCTGAACAGGTCGGCGGGCGCCTTGATGGCCTCAGCGAGGTTCCGGGCGGCCTGCTCGTAGTAGGACTGCTTCAGCTCGACGCCGATGAAGCGCCGGCCCATCTGCAAGGCGACGTGACCTTCGGAGCCGATGCCGGCAAACGGCGACAGCACGACATCGCCTGGATTGCTCCACAGGTCTATGCCGCGGCGGATTACCTCGAGCTGCAGCGGGCAGATATGCCGCTCGTCGTCATGCTCACGGGCGCTGGCGTATTGCAGTGTGTCGCCGGGGTCAATATCAGTCCAAATCGGGCTCGCCATCTTCTGCCATTTCGTGACCGGGTACTGCTCGGGGTCGTGCGTCACTCGATCAGTCACTTCGCCAGGCGATCGCATTGTCACAAGGTAGTCGGGGATTCCCTGGCGGCTCATCGTTGCGTTGCCGCGCACTGTCTTGTGCAGCAGTCCTAGCGCCTTGGTGCGCTGCATCGCCGTTACCGGATCCTTCCAGATGCAGACCTCGCTGGCATAGATGAATCCATGATCCTGAAACGCGCGGATCAGGTCGCCGCGGAAGTCGCGCAGGCCGATGTAGCCATCGCGCTCCTTGCTGGTCGGCAGCAACATGCAGTGAAAGCTGACGTTGTGGCACGGCTTCATCACGCGACGTAGCTGGGCTATGAGGTAGCCGAGATGCTCGAAAAACTCGGCATCGTTGCGACAGTTGCCCATGTCGCGCGGGCTGTTGCTGTAGGTATACAGGGACGAGAACGGCGGCGAGAAGATCGAGTAATCGATACTCTCCGGCGGCAGGCCGGCCAGCACCTCGACGCAATCGCCATGATAGAGCGCGTACCCCTCGCCGATGCTTTGATCTAGGCAGTTCATGCGGCTATAAACTCCGGGATGGTGATCGGCCGTCTCGGCCGGTACTCGTTAGATTCGCGCGTCGCGCCAATGACAGAACCGCGCACGGCATCGAGCGTTTCTGCTGACAGCGACTCCGCCATCCGCATCGCGTCCAGTTCCTTGCGGTTCAGGTTTGCCACGACGGCGCCCTCGGTCTCGGCCGCGAACACGTACACCTTGACCGGGCGGGACTGACCGAAGCGCCAGCAGCGGCGGACGGCCTGGTAGTACGCCTCAAACGAGTCAGTGACGCCGACGAACGCGACTCGGGCGCAGTGCTGCCAGTTCAGGCCGAATCCCGCGATGCTTGGCTTCGTGATCAGGACGCGGATCTTGCCGTGGGCGAAGTCATTCAGCCGGCGTTCTTTCTCGTCCGTGTCGTGGGACCCGCGAATCTCGACCGCGCCATCTATCGTTGCCCGGAGCGCGTCACCTTCGGCGTTGAGGTCGCACCAGATCACCCACGGTTCGTGCGCGTCCTGCTCGACCAGTGCCGCGACCGCCAGCACCCGCTGCTCCAAGCTGTCCCTGCGCGCGCGGCGGCGATCCATGAGTGTCTGCGCCTCGTCGTGAAACAGTCCATCGGTCGGCTCGTATGGCAAGTCGACGGTGATCTGCTCGACGCGCAGCGGTGGCAGGCTGTACATGCTGGCGTCATGGCCGAGGTCGGCCGGGCTGCGGACCAGCGCGCCCCAGGACGCCACCCAGCGCCAGAACGCGCGCCTGGCATGTCCCTTCAGTCGCCACGCCTGCGTCTCGCCGCCGTCGTGGACGAAGAACTCCGACAGCATCTCGGACCGAGAGCGAATGCCGAGAAATTCGGCGTGCGTTCCCAGCTCGGTCCAGTCATTCGGCGCTGGCGTGGCGGTCGCGCAGAGCCGGTATGGCGTCAGCCGGAACGCATCGAGTAGCTGCTGCAGCGTCTTGGCGGTGTGATGCTTGATGATGCTCGACTCATCGAGCACGACGCCGGAGAACTGGCGCGGATCGAACTTGTGCAACCGGTCATAGTTGGTGATCGAGATCCCGTCAGTTACCTGGTCGGCCTCGCGCACATGGTTGATCGTTACGCCAATGTTTGCGGCCTCCTCGCGCGTCTGCTCGGCGACGGCCAGAGGCGCCAGGATCAGCACGCGTCCGCCGGTATGGGAAACGACGCGGTCCGCCCACGCGATCTGCATCCGTGACTTGCCCAGACCAGTGTCTGCAAAGATCGCGGCCCGCCCGCGCTGCATTGCCCATCGCGTCAAGTCGACCTGATGCGGAAACAGATCGTACTGATCGAGCGGCGCATCAAATCCTACGGGCTGCGTCGCAATCAGCTTGCGCGTCACGAAGTCGGCGTAGCTCACGATGCCTGCCTTCCAAAGTACCGGCGATGCACGGCCATCGCGGAAACGACGCCCAGCGCGCCGCCGGTGCCGACCCACGGCACGGACGCCCAGCCGGTGGACACAACCCACAGCACAGATGCGACCTCGGCCACGGCGAGCGCGTAAGGAGTCAGTGCCGCCATGACGTAGTGGCCGTGGATGACGTTCTGCTGCTGGATCGCGCGCAGGAATACGAGAGCGAAGGTGGCGAAGAGGAGATTCACGCTGCCCCCTTCGGCCACTGGATCAGCCCGGCCCGCACGGCGGCGTACAACTTGCCGGCCGCTATCGCCCGGTGCGCGCTGTCGCCGGCCTTCAACTTGCCGAGGGCGTACCGCCGCACCTCACTGACGGCGTGGTCGTGCAGGCCGCACTGCCGCGCGCGCGTCGTGACGACGCTGGCCACCGCTACCCGGCGGCGGATGTCGAGAACGTTCTCGGACCAGGCGGCCACGTCAGCCTCCGAACAGGTGGATCAGCGCGTCGGCGATGGCGTCACTGAGCCCGCCGAGGGTGATGGCGAGGCCGACAACGAGATCGGCGTGGGTGAGGTCGGTCATGGGTGCCTCCGGGTTGATGGTTTAAGATAAGCTTACGCTTGCTTTTTTGTCAAGAGCGACTTAACTTATCCGGCATGGACGGTCTTCAGCAGGCAATCAACGCGGCCGGCGGCGCAGCCGCTCTCGCGCGCCAGCTCGGGATCACGGTCCAGGCCATCAGCCAGTGGCGGCACATCCCGGCCGAGCGCGTCGTCGCCGTATCGCGCGCGACCAACGTGCCCGTCACCATCCTGCGGCCGGACCTGTATCCCGATGATCTGGTCGCCTGACCCACAGGCTCAATCCGTGAGCCCCCCATCATGCCGGTCGGCCAGTCGACACCTGAACCCTTCGCAGGCTGTCTCCCTGGGTGAAAAACCCGACCGGCGCCTTTTTCTCGATGCTCCCTCCGAGGTTTGGCCGTCTACCACCACAGACGGCCGCTTTTTTTGGAGTCCCGCATGGTCTGTTGCTCTGTCCTCGCTACCTGCCGTGACCGGACCCGCCTCGACTGGGTACTCGCCGCCGGCATCGACCTGCTGACGCTGTCCTGGGTGGCCACCCTGCTGGTCTGGTGGCTCTAGTGGACATCGCCGACTTCGCCCAGCAGAACGAGGAGATCGAGAGGG